GTGAACAAGGAAATGGAAAATAATGTGGCGTACTTATATACGGATAATACATACATGTCCATAGGTTTTAAAAATCTGCCCTATAATAATTATCATTTTCACAGCCACTCAATAAATGCGCTTGCAGACCACGACGCGGATACGCACTCTTTTATTTTTATAGATTTGGATTCTTTAGAAAAAGCAAGACAAATCAAAATAAGCTTACTAAGTGAAAAGTTAAGTTCATTCCCTTATGTGATATTAATAGGTGAGAGTAAACTTCGGTTTTTTTTCGGCTGTTATTACCTAATGCAACAATAATCAAAAAGGAAAGTATAAATTTATTTTTAAAAATGCTTAATGAAGGGGAAGGGCACAGTTTGATAATTGATAATATAAAAAGTTTACCTGAACAACGATTAACGAAAAGAGAGTTCCAGATAGTTTTGCTTTTTATAGATGGATGGAATCAGACAGATATTTGCAAGAAATTGAAAATTAAAGAAAAAACTTTGTACTGTCATACTAGCTCAGCATTAGGAAAGATGGGCGTGAGGAAAATGTCACACATAATGATGTCATCTAAACCTTATTAAGTTGAATCTGCCAAATAAATGGCTGCGTGCTGTAAGATTTTGCTAACCATTATAATGCTGTATTTTGAGTTGTAATGGTTTGTTCTGCAATTCTGACAACGAAACGCTGCACATGACTGCTTCCTTAGAGTCTGGAAAACGGCCTAAAGCAATCAAATATATATTTTCTTTTATCCATAGTTTCAGCAGCCGCGATTTTAGTCGAAGTGATATATTTGAGAAAAACCCTACTTTTGTAGGGTTAAAGGACTTTTTTAAATTAATAAGTTAAGTTGCGAGTTCCCATGGTGAGACGCAGGGAAAGCATCACGGGGGATAAAGTCAGGTGGTAACGGTGCAGTACCTGCACGCCTGGTTACTTCCCTTTCCACGCTGTTAAGTGTGGTGAATGAACGGCTACATTCCAGATTCTGACACTGGTGATATTGCCGGATTGTCATATCGGTGATTTTACGGCTGGTACGGGTGCGGGCCATAGCGCCGCAAAATGGACATCTGAACATAATGATGGCTCCCCTGTGGGAGTTTAACTCCATTTCATTTTATTCAGTTTCCGCTATCCAGTCAGGTATTTTTGCTTCCAGCTCCAGCCGGGTGGTAAAGCCGCTGTCGTCTATGACGTGCTCAGCGCGTGCAATAATCCAGTCCTGATTATCTATTTCATCCTTAAAACCGCTAACCGTAACGTGCATTTCCGGGTAAAGCTCAGCGCGGCCACGCGCCAGGGTGATCGAAAACTCTGCTGCGCCACGCTGAAGCTGTTGCCACTTTGCCGCCGCCGCACGTTTCGCCGCCTCTTCATTCTGGTAAGTCTTTCGCAGCACATAGACGTTACCGTCTGCGCCCTTCATGTAATCGCCCTCACGGCTGCTGCTCTTCTCTTTTTTGGGCTTTGCTGGCTTGCGACGCTTAACGCTGACCTTTTTCTTTTTGCCGAAATTGAGATCCAGCCAGTAAGCCCGAACACCGGTATACGCATCCCGATCGGCAATTCGAAAGCGGTGACGGTCGCCGCTCGTGCGGTCAATGCTGGCAGAGGGTAGCGCCTTCCCGTCAGCGTTTACACCGCCACCAGGCAGGATAAACAGCAGACTGCCGTTCTTGACTGTGGCAATTGCGCCCAGCATTTCCGCCATGCGGGTAAGGAATGACATATCGCTTTCCTGCGTCTGGTCGGCATGATCAATTTCAATTTCCATGAGCATTCGACTTATCTGCGCCTTCAGCCCGTAACGGTGTGCAATGGCCGACACAACGCGCTCAACGGTCACGTCATGCCATGAGACTTCGCGCTTTACGTTGAACTCTTCCCGAAAATCAGCACTGCGGGCAGTAATGCCAATCGTATCTGCCGGGCCTTCATGGGAAACCTCGTCAACCGTGTATAGTCCCTTGTAAATCAGCGGTTCACCCAGCCAGCCAATTGATACAGCAAGCTCAGCGCCACGCGGAGGCAGAGCAACCATACCGTCGCTGTCATCAATACAAATGGACAGCTGATCGGCATCAAAACCCCGGTTGTCCGTCAGTGACAACGACATGATCCGCTCGTCAAGCTGCGTCCGTACCTTACCGCCCATAGTTATGCTGAATCCCGGACTTTTTACCGCCTCGGTAAGTGAATCGTTATAACTGCTTACGGCATCGTTAAGTGATTTTGTCAGGTCTGTAAGTGCCATGCTTTCCCCCTTCTTCCGGCGAAGGATCACACGCGCGCGGGAGACGCCAAACCGGTTTTTGTTGTCGCCGTCCGGACAGACCTGTAATAGCGTGAGTGGCGGTCAGACATGGGGGATTATCACTGCGAACTCAATAACGTAATGGTGGAAACTATGGCGGAATCTCGCTTTCATGGTGCCCGCATCCGGGAGAATACCGACCTTGTGGCGGCTATCAATGACATTGAATCCAGTGTCATTGGGGTTGTCACTGTTGCGGATGATGCCGATTCGGAAACCTTTCCCCTGAATACCCCCGTGTTACTGACACGGGTTAACAACGTGCTGGGTAAGGCGGGTAAAACCGGCTCCCTGTACAAAACGCTCAAAGCCATCGCTGACCAGACCAGCCCGAAGGTGATCGTTGTGCGCGTGGCAGAGGCCACTGAAGAGGAAGGAGGTAAAACGCAGGCACAGCTTATCATGGGCGGCACGGCAGAAGACGGCAGCTATACCGGTATGTACGCATTTCTGACGGCAGAACAGAGGGTCGGCTATCGTCCGCGCATTCTGGCTGTGCCTGGATACGACACGGAAGAAGTGACCTCCGCGTTGTGCGTCATTGCACAAAACCTGCGCGCGTTTGTTTACGCCAGTTGCTATGGATGCAAAACGATGGCTGAAGCCACCGCATATCGTGCGACCTTCGCCTATCGCGAGCTAATGCTTATCTGGCCTGATTTTATCGCATACAACCCGCTGACCGGAGAGAACGAAACCTTCCCGGCCCCGGCGTATGCCTGCGGCCTGCGTGCGCTGATTGACAACAATCAGGGCTGGCATAAATCGCTTTCCAACGTGGCGGTCAACAACGTGCTGGGTATTTCGCAGGATGTTTTCTGGTCGCTTCAGGCAGAAGACAGCGACGCGAATGAACTGAACAACAAAGAGATCACGACGCTCATCAAGCGTAATGGTTTCCGGTTCTGGGGCAACCGCGTCACGGATACCAAAGATTACATCTTTGAAGTTTATACCCGTACCGCCCAGATTCTGGCTGACAGCATTGCAGAAGCGCAGTTTGAGGCCATCGACGAACCGCTTACCCCGGCGAACGTCAAGGACGTGGTCAGCGGTATCAGTGGGAAACTTAGCTCGCTGGTTACTCAGGGTCGATTAATTGGCGCTTCCTGCTGGTTTGACATTCTGGATAACCCCACAACAGGACTCCGTCAGGGTCAGGTCCGCATTCGCTATAAATATACGCCCGTTCCGCCGATGGAGGATCTGACGATGTATCAGACCTTCACTGATGAATACTTTGAATCGGCGTTCTCTTCGCTGGGAGGTGCATAAATGGCGGTTCCTCACAAATTGCGCCTGTTCACCTGCTTTGTGAACGGCAGCAACTGCATCGGCAAAGTCTCTTCCGTGACGCTGCCTAAGCTCACCCGTAAGACTGAAGATTTTCAGGGCGGCGGGATGATTGGATCCGCTGCGGTGGATCTCGGTCTGGACAGTGGCGCACTGGATACAACGATGGTGGTTGGCGGTCTGGTTCAGTCGCTTTTGCTGAACTACTGCGGCGATATCGACGAGACCCGCTTCCGCTTCGCCGGTGAGTATTACACCGATGGAGAAAGCCTGCTGGTTGAGGTCGAACTGCGCGGCCGGATCACCGAAATGGATGGCGGCGAAAGCAAGCAGGGAGAAGACACCTCCGTCAGCTACACGATGAAGAACACTTACTACAAACTCACCATCGACGATAAGCCGCTGTTTGAGTTTGATCTGCTGAACTTCATCTACAGGAAAGACGGCAAGAATATCTACCCTGACCGCATTACGTCTGCGCTGGGAATGGGTAACTGATTAACCTGATAAGTGGCGGCATACCCGTGCCGCCCGGAGTATTCAACAATGAGCAAAAAAAACGATAACGCCATTATTTTGGCAAAACCCGTTGTTCGCGGCGATGAGAAAATTACTCAGGTAACGATCACGGATGAGGTCAAACAGGCTGGCTCCCTGCGCGGACTGAAGCTGGTTAACGTGATGAATATGGATGTGGATTCGGTGGCGGTACTGCTGACCCGCGTCACGTCACCACGCCTCAAGCAGACCGAAATCAACGAAATGGATACCCGCGATTTTGTCAGCCTGTCAGAGGCGCTCGTCCCTTTTTTGACGCCTGCGGGGTCTGGAGCATCGAGCGAGGCGGAGACGGAGAATCAGTAACACTCCTGCGGTTCGACCTGATCGACGATCTGGTCGCTGATATCGCGGTTGTTTTCAACTGGCCGCCCTCTGAAGTCTTCACGATGGAACTGGGCGAAGTCATAGCCTGGCGTGAGCGGGCGGCTGTCCGAAGTGGAGCCAGTGACAGTGAAAAGCCTTAATATCCGCGTCGCGTTCAGCGCGATCGATAAACTTACCCGCCCGGTCAATGCCGCCCGCCAGAGTGCGGGCGGTTTGTCAGAATCCCTCAAAAAAACGCAATCCAGCATTAAAGATCTGGACAGTCAGTCCCGCACGTTCAACCGCCTGCGCGACAGCGTACAAAAGACCTCCCGCAAAATTGACAACGCCAGCCGGACTCTCGAAGGGCTGAATCAGGCGCAGCGGGAAGGTACACAGCTTACAGACAAGCAAAAAGCACATATGGCAGCGCTGGCCGCAAAACTGGAGCGCCTTAATTCTGCACGCACGCAGGAAATGGTTAAGCTGCGCGCTGCCTCACAGGCTCTGCGCAGCCACGGTGTTTCTCTGGTCGGCAGCGATCGCACCATTCAGAGCGCCATACGCCGAACCGAACAGTACAACCAGACGCTTGAGCGGGAACGGCGACAGCTTGCCGCTGTCACACAGGCTCGGGCGCGCTATGACCAGATGCAGCAAACGGCGGGCAAACTTCGCGGCGGTGGCACGATGGCCGTTGCCGGGGCCACTGCTGCCGGTTACGTAGCGGGACACTTTTTATCCCCCGCCGTTGGGTTTGATCGGGAAATGTCCCGCGTGCAGGCGCTGACCCGTATAGATAAAAGCTCAACAGACTTTTCCGCACTTCGTGAACAGGCCAAAAAGCTGGGTGCTGAAACGCAGTTCACCACCACTGACGCCGCCAGCGGACAGGCGTTTCTTGCAATGGCTGGTTTCACTCCACAGGCCATTCAGGCAGCACTGCCCGGCGTGCTCAATATGGCGCTGGCCGGTGGCATGGATTTAGGCGAAAGCGCCGATATCAGCTCAAATATTCTGTCTCAGTTCCGCCTTGATCCCAAAGAAATGGATCGCGTCAGTGACGTATTAACGGGGGCATTCACCCGCACCAATACCGATTTGCAAAATATCGGTGAGGCGATGAAGTACGCCGGGACGGGCCTTTCCAGCCTGGGCGTCAGCGTCGAACAGACCACGGCCATGATTGGCGTGATGGCGAATGTAGGCCTGCGCGGGAGTATCGCCGGTACGGGCTTGCAGGCCACATTTTCACGTCTAGCCGCGCCAACCGGCAGGGCGAAAGATGCCCTTAAAGAACTGGGCGTGCAGGTCGCTGATGCAACCGGGAGAATGCGCCCTGCTGAAGTGGTTCTCACCGACCTCTATAAAAAGATCAGCAAATACGGCGACACCGATAAGCTCTCTTTCTTTAAAGACATCGCAGGTGAGGAAGCGTCAAAGTCATTCCAGGCGCTGGTTATGTCAGCCGGGAGCGGCGAACTTCAGAAGCTGCTGGGTGAACTGAAAAACGCCAAAGGTGAAGCACAGAAAGCCGCAAAAATAATGGCGGATAACCTTGATGGCGATCTCAGGAATCTGGACAGCGCATGGGAAGGCTTCCGCATCCAGATTAACGATCTCGTCGATAATCAGCTACGCTGCCTGACTCAGGGACTGAGTGACGTTGTGGGGAATATGACGCAGTGGGCGAAGGAAAACCCGAAGCTCGCCCACTCCCTGCTTGTTGTCGGCGGCAGCGTTCTGGCACTGACTGCCGCCATTGGCAGCACATCGCTGGCGATCGGTCTGCTGACGGGGCCGCTGGCTAAACTCCGGTTAGGTTTTACCCTGCTGACAGGAGGAAGAGGCATAACCGGAACCATTGCCGCTCTGCGAACACTCGGCACGGCTTCCGGCCCGGCAATGGCAGGCGTGCGCGGATGGGGGCCGGTTCTTGGCTCGCTGGCAGGGAAAATGCAGGGCGTTTCAGCCATCATGCCCGCCATGCGTGCCGGACTGACAGGGGCATTTCTTGCGCCTGGTGCTGCGCTGGGTTCGCTGGCTAAAGGCATTGCGATGTTCGCCCTGCGTCTGACGGGCTTACCGGCCATCTGGAGCCTTATCACCACTGCGGTGTCGGTGCTCGGTACAGCGCTGTCACTACTGTTCAGCCCGATTGGCCTGATAGTGGCAGCATTCGTTGCTGCCGGTGTGCTTATCTGGCGATACTGGGAACCGCTTAAAGCCTTTTTTGCAGGTGTATTTACCGGCATCATGGAAAAGCTGGCCCCGTTACGCGAGACCTTCGCGCAATTCAGCCCCATCTTTGACGCGATAGGCAGCGCCATCAGCAAAGCCTTTAACTGGTTTAAATCTCTGCTTTCCCCGATTGATGCAAACAAAGATACCCTGGATAAATGCGCCAGCGCGGGGCAGGTGTTCGGCAGGGTGCTGGGCGGTGCACTTAATCTGGTTTTGGCACCCGCAAAAATGCTGCTGGACACGCTCTCATGGACGCTTGAAAAACTGGGCGCCTTGCCGGATGAGGCTGAGAGAGCACGTAAAAAGATAGAAGAGGCGCAGGCGATGACGCTTCTCCGTGGCAAAGTCGCGCTTCTTCAGGGGGATATTGCCAGGGTTGCACCTAAAAAAGTTGAGGTAAAAACGCCATCTTCTGGAGCACCAAAACCCACCTCACCGCTGACCGGCGATAACGGCACTATGCGCCGGTTGCAGAATATCGACAGCAACACCAAAGCGACAGCCGACAACACGAAGAAGATCGGCCCCGGCGATATCGTGTTTAAAAACCTGCCACGTGCGCTGGCAGTTCGTGGTGAATGGAAGGAGTCGCAGCTTGCCAGTACCACTACGGCAGGCCGGTTAAGTGAACGTCCCGCAGTGGTGGCGGCATCGCTCCCAGTCAAACAGGCGGAACTTCAACCAGTCGGCCGCAGCGCCAGCAATATACCGGTTGCCGCTGGCGGCTTTACGGGGGAGATCCACGTACACCTTCACGGCGTTGACCGGCAGGACGCGCGCGAAATAGGCCGGATTGTCGCCGATCAAGTAAGTGCCGAACTGGCCCGCCGTGAACGACTCAATCGCGGCAGCTTCAAAGACAGAGATTAAGGAGAGGCAACATTATGATGATGATATACGGGATGTTCGTTTTTGAACTGAAGACACTGCCTTACCAGCAATTACGCCACTCGCTGAACTGGCGTCATGTGAAGAATGAACGCATTAACCGTTCGGCAAAATGGCAGTACATCGGCGCGGGGGAGACACAGATCAACCTTGACGGGGTGCTTTATCCTGAAATTACGGGTGGTGACGTGTCTCTTACCGTTCTGGCAACGCAGGCATATACCGGGCGTCCGTGGCCTTTAATCAGCGGTGCGGGGCAGATTTACGGGATGTATGTGCTGACCGGGCTACAGGCCACGCATACAGAGTTTGACCGCTACGGAAAGGCGAAAAAAATAGAGTTTTCGATCAGCTTTCAGCGCTGTGATGAAGACCTGCGCGAACGCCTGCAAGCCTCATCCGTTGGCGATCTGCTTTCTGGCTTGAAGGATAAAGCCACGTCCGCTTACAACTCTGCCAGTAGTACGCTGTCGGGCCTGTTCTGACAGCATCCACTAAAACTAAAGCGGGCATTTGCCCGCTTCATCTTCCGGAACACACCGCCATAACTGACTGTGTTACAGCACAGTTAAAAATGATGGTACTCGATACATCTGGCCAGCACGGTTAAAACCGGCCATGCGTGCCGGAATGCAAACTTATTCCGGCTTATCCGGCCAGGTGATATCCGGCGCTATCGACGTATCTACCGCCTGCACAGCTTTGATGTATTTCATCCAGGCGATCAGGCTGGCTTTATCCTCATCACTGATAATGTCTAACTGTAGCTCCGTCTGCCAAAGACTGATCGTTGCCTGACCCTCACTCAATAACGCTGTTTTCTGTTGCTCTGCCGCTTCCACGTCCGCCGCGTGCTGCGCTTTGGTATCCGTCACCCACTTGCTGCCGTTCCACGTATCGTAGGGCGTAGACGGTGCCAGCGTAGTGGTTTTTTCCGGATAATCACCCGGCGCAGAAATAATCACCGCCCCACCTGTTTCAGTCCTGTATACCGTTTCGCCACGATGATCAGCAACGTATTCCCACGCTTCCAAATCGGCTGTCCGGCAAATAGCCGAACCGGCTTTAGTTTCACCCGGAGCGTCAGTACAGGAATTTGCGGGGAGACCGACGCCTACGGCCAGATATTCCACGGATGAAGACAGGTATTCTCGTGTCTCACCATCATATTTAAACACTGTGATATAACCTGCTACTGTGGCAATAAGTTCGCTGTTTAATTTTGCCTGCGTCATTATGCGGCCCTCACAATGTAGTTAAATGCGACGTTACGTGGACGAGTTGAGGCGAATGCATACCAGTTGTACAGATCCATCGCGCTGGTTGCCTTGTTTATCCAGGTCTTACCCTGAATCATTGCCAACTGTCCGCCAGTTAACGGGTCACTGAATGCGTAATTCGGTGAACTGATGGCGCTGAAATCGCCGGTTTCGTTATCGTCATAACCGCCCACAATTGTGGCCTCCTGCTGACTCAGTAAATCCCGTGAAGGGTCAGCCCCGCGCCCGTCATCCCAGCCCCGCAAAAACTCTCCTCGCAAATCTGGTAGATTGCCAGTTGAATAAACTTTCGCCAGCTTCGGATATTTTGCTTTATCAAATGGAGCGCCATTACACTTTAACCACCCCTCTGGCGGCGTTGCCTGCGGCCACGGAAGCGGGAAACCCACTGGGATATATTTATCAACATCCGACTCAAGCAAATATTGCGTATGTGGATCAGCCGCAGCAACATGCGCAGCCAGTTGCTGATCCACATATGCCTTAACTTCAACAACAGCATCATCAACATATTTACGGGTTGCCAGCACCACAGATGGATCTATTTTCAGTGTTACCGCCTCGGTACTGCTGACGATCAGAATCACGCGAATGACCTGCACACGCCCGCTGCCTTCCTGCAACTGTGGTTTGTATGTCTCTGCGCAGTTGGCAACCGCAATCATATCGTCGTCTTTATCAAACAGGCCGATTTCACGGATCCACCATCCGCCCACGTCTTCCGGTATGACCTGCTCCGCAATGATCTGATTGGTGTTTACCGGGTCTATGGTCAGCATGTTCAGTTGCGCACGGCGCAGCTCATGTGTCAGCGCGGTTTGTGCCGGGTTCGGTGTCGGCAGCGCGCCGTTGCCATCGCCTACGGCCATCTGGGTGATCTCAACCTGCGCACCCAATGCCGTGGCGTTTGCCAGTTTTGCCGCCCCTATGTTGGTTAACAGGGCAAAATATTTAGTCGCCACTTGCGATCTCCACGGTATCAATTAAATGGACTGCCGCGCCGGTGTAGTCGCCACCGCCCACGGATATGGTTTCAGGAAAATAGGGGTAAACGGTCAGCGTATCGCCGATATAACATCCCGCCCCGGCCTCAATATAGCCCTGCGACTGAAGCGAAAGAGACAGGCCAGTAAGGGGACGGCTTCTCGGCTTGGCGTCGTCAATAAGGCGCTCAAGCTCAAGATAGGTTTCCTCCGTAATCCCCTGTTCCTGAATGCCGATTTCAAGCTTGAAGGTTCCCGGCTCTTCGCCGCTCTGCCACCATTCGATCACGCGCAGGAGAAAGCCGAACGGTTCAACGACACGACGCAAAGCGGAAATAGTGCCTTTCTGACGGTGAACCAACCAGGAGGCTTTAATTACCTGCCGTTTGGTCTGTTCTGACCAGTTCTTATCCCAGCGGTCAACTGACAACGCCCAGGCGAGATAAGGCAGGAGATCAGCCGGGCATTCATCCGGGTTCCACAACTTGCGCAGGTCAACAGGAATATCGGTAAGCCGTTCCGTCACCTTCTCTGTACTACGCATAAAACCGCTGGCCGAAGGAGGCAACATGTTGTTATTCATCCGTGCCCCCGGTATCAATCGTGAAGGATTCACACCGCGCGGCCTGCGTATCAGCGATCACAATATCGCTGGCAGGCTCCAGCAGCTCCACCCTCTGCACGCCCTGAACATGCAGTGCCGCCATAATGGCTGAGCGGGCAACATCGCGGCCAATCTTACCCTGCTGATTCAGCCAGGACTGAAGCGCATCCTGCGCGGCGGTATGAATCGGTTCAGACTCCGGGCCGGGGTAGAAATACAGCAGCGCATTAATCTGATAATTCACGATCTCTGCTGCCTGAACGGTCAGACGATCGGCAACGGGGCGCTTGTCGTCAGCAGACAGCGCTTTATCCACCGTCGCCAGCAGTTCCGCGCTGGCGGTGCCGTCGCCTTCAGTGGACAGCACCGAAACCACCACCACGGCGGGCGACGGGCTGATCGCTTTGGCGTCCGCCACTTTGCCGCTGGCACTTTTGGCAAAATACTCATATGCGCCAGTTGGCCCCGCCACGCTTAGCCCTTCAAACGCAGCCTGCGCCCGCAAACGCAGTGCGGTATCACTTTCCGTTACTGCGTCAGTGGTTGCTGTCTCCGGGGTAATAACCAGACGTTCGGTGTTCAGGTTGCCCGCGAGATTATCAAGATCGGCCGATACGGCATGGCTCAACATGCACGCAGCCGCGCCATCATTAATACGCTGCCTGAGCATCATTTCACGGTAGGCAACCACCTGGGCGATTACGTTCAGCGGTTCGGATTCCAGCTCCAGCGCGGCGGCAACAGAAGCCTGCTGTTCCTGCGGGAATGCCGCCAGCATGACGGCTTTGACCTCGGTGAGAATGACTTCAAAGTCCAGCACTTCGATAATTAGCGGCTGCGGTAGCTGCGATAAATCAACTGTTGCCATTGCTGCCACTCCTGAGCGTCAGCGCATTGCTTGCCGTCTGCATGGTTTCGGTGATAATGCCGACCAGTTCAGCGGTGACAGCGCCATCCTTTGAATAACTGATATTGATGCCGTTCAGGGCAATGCGCGGTTCCCACATCGTCAGGGCGATCACCGCCGCACTCATGCATTGCAGGCGCGTCACTTCGTTCTGTGGTTCATCCAGCAAATCGGGGATCATGCTACCGTAATCCCGACGCATCACCCGACTTGCCAGCGGCGTGGTCAGTATGTCGCGTACTGAATTCCACAGTTGATCGGTATCGGTAAGCTGGCCCGTGCCGTCCGGGTTCATGCCGGTATAGCTGACTGTCATTTCGGCCACCCGGTGTTGCTGCTGCCACCCTGCACACCACCATGCACGTGAGAGTGAACCTTCACCCCGTTAGATGAAAGAGAGCCGCCAGAATGAGTCACATCGCCCTTCATCGTGCCGCCCTCTGACAGTTCGAATGTTCGCGCTTTCAGATGATCGGTGCATTGTACGACAGGCGTTTCAAGCGTGACGCTGACAGAGGCTTTGATGTGCGCAGTTTTCATGCCCTGCGCTTCCAGCGCGCTGACTTCTGCGTCATAGCGAAAAGAGGCACCGTCTGGCCCTGTCAGCACAATCTCTTTCAGGCTGCTGCCCGGTGCAGGGTGGTCGTTACTGTAGAGACTGCCAATGATGACCGCCGTTTCAGGGTTGCCACCGATACAGCCCAGCCAGACCTGCTCACCCACGGAAGGCGGCACCCATATACTGAATGCTCCGGCGCGCAAGGTGTTCCATCGCAGCCAGTCGGTCTGAAGTTCGCCGCTTTGCACGCGCACGCGCCAGCTCTCTTCATCAACGGCAATAACGACACCAACGCGGAGGATATTTTCCAGCAGGCGGATCAGTTCAGCGCTCATCGTGCGGCACTCCCCAGACTGTTAATCACCTGTTCTGTAATCATCTGTTCATCGCCAGCGGTAAAGCCCAGCAGCTCACGCACAGGATATTTAGCAAAGGCCCCCGGCCCGACCTGATCGCGCTGGCCGTACTGGTGCACGCGCGCAATGCGTGCTGCCACGCCGTCATAGCCCACGGTTGTACCGCCTGCATCAGCGCGCATTTTGAGAAATCGATAGCCACGCAGCCGCTGAAACATTGGCACTTTCTTTGTGGTGCTGCGGCGCACTGAGCGCGTATTGATCTCGATGTAACGCTCAATATCGCTGCGGTAAAACGTGCGAATATCGTTGCGTTCTTCGTCAAAGCCAGTGATGGTGCGCCCGTATTTCCCGCGGCCACCGTGCCAGTTTTTCAGGCGGCGGATCTCACCCTGCCAGACAAACACAATGCCCTGTTGAGAACGCAGCACCCGGCGACGGCGGGCAGGATAGGGCGAACCCTCCGGGTTTTGCTGCGTTTTGATGCGCTGTTGCTGGCTCTTCCTCAGTGCCTGACCAACCGCACGGGCGGTACGAACACGTCCGGCCTGCGAGGTACCCGCCAGTATGTCGCTGAATACCTGATCCAGCTCACGGAAGAGATCGTTACTCATGCGCGTCTGCCTCCCACATCACATCCTCAAAGATGGCGCTCCAGTCGCCGTCCGATGACGGAATGCGCGGTTTAGGCTCAGGCAAATGCTCCGCGCAGGGAATGCCGTTTTCGTCCAGAGTGACCTTCACGCGCTCGCGCAACGGCATTTCAAACAAAATATCGGCGGTATCGTCGTTGTTGATAAGGGTCGTAAACTTAATGTCCCGGTTCTTTTCCGGGCTCAGCAGCAGATCGGGCTGGTTGTGCCAGAGCCATGCCATTAGCGGCAACGTGAAATCATCAATATCACCGGCGAAATTCATCACAAACAGCACCAGGGTATAGCGATACATAAACGACGGGGTTTCGCCGGTCGTCTCGATATTCCCTTCTTCCACAAAAACGGTGAAGGCTTCGGGATTGGCTCTGCACCATTTGTTTGCTCGTGTCAGGGTCTCGCGGAGTGAATCAGCTTTCAGCATGGTGATACCTTCTCAGCGCCCGAAACGTTCAATCGCGCCCGCAATGATCAGCAGATAAATAAGCGTCCAGTAAGGGTGAGCGCTCAGGTAGTCGAATAAGGTCATTGTGTGGCCCTCGCGTGGTCAGTCGGTCTTTTCAGGCGGCGCAGATCGAGATCGGCTATCGCCGCCTTATCGGCGTTGCAGGTATCCAGCGCATCGCGCAGGCGATCACTCCAGATAGCTATCGCGCCCCACGTTACCGGGGCGACCAGTTGCGGCGCTGGCGTTGCTGCCGTCAGACTTTCCGGCACCGGTTCGTGCACGATTTTCATTTGTGGCTGCGGCGGTACGGTGTTGCAGGCTGTTACTGACAGAAGCAGGCACAACAGTACTGGCACACGTATCGTCTTTGATGGCATCGCGCATGTTTTCACGTCGCTTTTCTCCCTCGGCGTTTCTTTGCTGTTCGGTTGCCCGCAACTGTGCAAGGACTTCGCGGGCGTCAGCAGTCAGTGCCCGCAGCTCATCCAGCACCTCCCCATTACTTTTCAGCTCGCGGGAAAGCGCTTCATTGCGAACGGAGTCTTTACCGCGTTGATGTGTCTGCCAGAGCAGGCCACCAGAGGCCAGCGCCAGCAACGCGCATAAAATGGCTGTAATCTTCACTTTTCAGCCTTCACGTCACGCAGGCACCATGCCTTGAAATCCGTTCTCCGGTTAACCAGCCCCTGGCTGCGCTTACCACTGCTGTTGACAAAGTCCGTCAGCCGGTTACACATCGCCTGCCACTCATGCGCCTGCGCCTTCTTCCAGATGGTCGTGCGCTGTTTTCGCTTCTGGCTGTCCGTAAACCACATCAGGCCAGTACACCCCACATTAAGACCGGCATCCGTCATGGCTTCAAAGGCGGACTGTGGCATATGCCTGCCTTCAAAATTCTGGTTAATACAGTTTTCAGCGTGCCGCATATCGTTAATCCAGCGACCGGCGATCTCGCTGTCGCTGTACTCCCGCTTTTCAACACGTCCCGTCGAACCAATTCCAACCGTCAGCACGCCAGCCGTGCAGTAGTAGGGCGTATTTCGGCAGTCCTCCCAGCCAGCAATCTTCTGCTGGCCTTCCGGCGTGGTGCGCAACGCGCCCGGACTCAGCGTGATACCCAGCGCAACAATGGCCGCAATGGAGCATTTTTTAATAAGCTGTTTCATCTTCCGGCTCATTCTGTTGCAGAAGTTCAAGCGCCCGGCGCTCTGACTCACTCATCTGCCTGTGTTCTGCCTGCTCAAGGATCTGGTTAATCAGTTCGTTTCGGCGCTGCTGCCCCCGTTCGATGCGGGCGCGATAGAGCCATCCTCGGGCACCAAAAACCATCCCGACGAGAAGACCGGCCAGCGCAATCTTTTCGCTCAGTGTCATGACGCCGATACTCGTGACCATCGCTGACATCGTGAATGTCAGCCAGTCATTCAGGCGCTGAAAGAAACTTAATCCCATAGCTGCACCCTCTCCTGTGTCGCTTTGCGCGCGATTTCCGGCAGTTCAATCTCCTGACCGGCATCAAGAAAAACCTGCTGGCTCAGTCCGGGATTGGCAGATAACACTTTTTCGGTCACGCCCTGCGTGGTGCCGTAGTGACGCCAGCAAAGCAAATCCACCGTATCCCCCTGCAATGCCTTTGCTTTCATCAGCAAAGCTCCGCATAGAGTCGCGGCGTGTCGCGAATGTCAGCGAGACTCCAGCGGGCATCCCGCCAGAGATCATCCCGTTGCAGGTCAAGCGCGGTGGCGTCTTTGTCGCCTTTCGCCGTGGTATCGACGTCGCGATAGCCTTCAAGTACCAGCGCCCTGGTAATCGAATAAACCGCACGCCGGAAGCGGCAGACCTTCACGTTTTCACCGTTGATCATCAGCTTTTCCATCTCCCCTGATGGCAGGGCTGAAGGCACATCTTCCAGCGCCTGAAAACCTGCATTAAGCTGACTGGCGCGCCAGTCCAGCAACTGCGCGGTGACATGGGCTACCGCCTCCGTGGTGACGTGCATCAGCCTGGACGTGGTGATACCACCTGTAATGCGCGCGGCCAGACGGAGATCGGCCAGTTTAATCACCGGCCAGAAGTCCCCGGCGCTGACGGTGGCATCACCATCATCAACATCGGGGGTATCACTGTCGGCAGGCAAAATGCGCTTATTTGCCACAAGGCTGCTCATGCACTTATCTCCCATAAATCAGGCGGTGGGCGGGTGGTTAAAAGACCGTAAACGGGCAGATATCCACCCGCGCCGCCTGTCGGACGGGGCCGAAGTCATTAATTCTTTTTCTGGCTGGCAGACTTGCGCTTTGTCGATTTGCCTGTTGCCGTCTTAGTCGTGGTTTTACGCGCCGTCGCTTTACCTGCTGCGCTGACGGTGGCGGTCTTTTCAGGGGCAGGTTCTGCAATATCGTCAGTTTTGTCGGTACTGGCCGCGTAGCCTTCACCCGTGCCGCCATCCGCAGACAGCTTCTTAACTTCACGGGCAAGCGTGGCGATCTCTTTTTTTACCCCGGCGTTAGGGTTGCGCGTCAGCGCCTCACGGAACAGCGCCAGCGCTTCCGCTTTGGTCGTGATATCAGTCGCAGCACGGCGGGCAAGCGCACGGGCCTTGCACAACTTGGCGCGCACTACATCCGGCATATCACTGTCGGCGACAATGTCCGCCACTTCGTCAAGCACTGCGGTACTGGCTGATAAATCAGCGTCAGCATCAGCAGCCGTGAGCGTCAACAGTGGTTTGCTCATTTCTTCGGTCAGGAACGTTGCTGCCGTGCGATTGAAGTTATCCGGCAGTGTCAGCCCGTGGCGCACCACATAGCGCCCCAGCTTCATCGCAAGCACATAGTCACGACAGTCAATCGCCCAGACCATCAGCCGGGTAATGACTTCATCCTGCCGCCCGCTGTCGCCGTCGAGCGTGCCTTCAATCCATCCCTCATATTCAGGCAGCATGGATTTTTTCATTTCGGCTTTGGTTTCTTCGGACTGCACGCCGCTGAGGCGGGACAGGTCCATGCGCAGGCGATGCAGAATCTGCTCATGAGCGGTGCGCTGGATATCGGATTCTTCATCCGCCTGGCCCCGGCGTTCTGCCATGACCTTCTGAAAATGTCGTTGTGCCGGTGTTAACATCGTCACATCTCTCCGTCATGGCGGGGCAATACCCCGCCGCTTCTGTCACTCGCCTGCCGATTCGGCCTGGGCGAACTGAATGCCGTCAATGAACGCAACATTGCCGTAGTCTTCAATGACGAAATCATCGTTTGAAGACTGATACGTTGCGACGCGGTTGTATTCCGGTTCTTCTTTGATCGTCCGGCGCAGACCGCCACGCTGGTAGTACACCGACAGATTTTTGAACGGCGTGATCAGCACGCCATTCACCGGGAAGTAAGGCGCGATAAAGGTCGGCATGTTGCCTACGCGCTCCTGCGCTACAATCAGCTGACCGGCCAGCATTTCGGTATTCGGGTTGGTCTGGCTTAATGCATTGATGGCCGAGAAATTACTGCTCGTCAGCAGGTCGCCCGCCAGAATCACCACGTTATCCGGATTACGCTTGTGCCATTCATCCATGAGGCTGTTTTTGGCGTCGTACACGGCAGCACCAATGTTGCCGTAGGTGCCTTTTGAGACAACCTTGTTATCTTCATCGCGCGAGGTGATCGTCACATTGGAAATAACGCGGTGAGGGGCTTCCTGACGGATTTTTTCCAGCCAGCCGATACCACAGTCCTGCAACAGCGGATTAACGGCACGGTCAGACGGATCGCTGTACTTCACGCCGTTAAAGCCAATCATGATGCGATCGAGCGACATCTGACGGGCCATCGCCTTGCTGATCAGCGGCTGGAACTCCGGCATGTGCGCCCACGCATCAAGCTGTTCATAGCTGATGCCGTAGTCATAGTTGACCTTGCGGCACATGTAGTCGAGCGGCTCCATTAGATGATTTGAGCCTGGGTTGCGGCGACTGGTGACGCTGTTGTTTACGCCAGCCATCGGGCCTTTACTGCCGATCAGGACTTTCTGGCCGATCTGCTGGTTGACGCCAAACACGTTAATTTTGCTCAGGAAAGAATCATCCTGCTGCGCGGCCTGCTCAAGGCGCTGCTGACGCGTAGGATCTACGGCAAATTTTGCAGCGACAGCGGCGGTGGAAACGCCGTTGATCTGTGCCTGCCGGGCGATGTACTGATCAAATAGCTGGCGGGTGTTGTTATCCATGTTCTCTGCTCTCTTTGTGAATATCAGTAATCAGCCAGTTGCGCGTTAGCGCCACCGCTCGCCGGTTCCCGCTGGCTGAAACTGGCGTCTGTGCTTCCCAGCTTGCTGGTCAGCGCGGCAAGGTCGGAGGTCAGCTTCTCGATGGCCTGGCTGTCCTGTTCGCGGGCGCGGCTCAGGTCGTTGAAGCTATCCAGCAGATCGGCATGGGACTGAGCGACGTTCTCCACGGCGTCACGCACCTGGCTGAACTGCTCACCGTCAGATTTACGGCCTTTGCCGATAATCCCCATGACACGACTGAACCACTGCTTGCCTTCGTCGCTGCGCTGTTCCGCCAGTTCGATAATTTCTGCCTCAATGGCATCGGTGAATAGCGGGGCTTCACCCTGCTGATTGTTGAAGGACATCACCTGCTGACGCTGCTGCGCGGCAAACTTCAGCCGTTCGGTGCCGAGGCTCGCCGGGGTATCGGTCATTGCCAGTCCCATGACATAAGCCTTGCCATTGAGGGCAAACTGCGGGTGTAGCTCAATGCTGGAGTAAATTTTCTTGCCTTCTTCCGTCAGCTTCTTCATGCGTTCAGAAGGTTCAATCTCGGCGTAAAGTGCGGTGCGTCCGGCGAGCGGGCCCTCGCTGATATCTTCAGAACTGAGTGCCGTCACATCCCCCATCGCGCCAAAATCACTGCCGGGGAAAGGAGAAAGATAATGCTCCACGTTGACGCGTGCGCCGTACACGTCCGGGCTGTAGTTTGCTGCTGCATCACGAAGGTGCTCAGGGCGAATTTCTCGCCCGTCAACGGTGGCACCGGAGACAGCAACACGGAATTTCTTACGGGCTGGTTTAGCTGCGCTGGCCATGTCGATAATCCTGTTGAGAGGTTTCTGTACGGCCATGATGGCAGAGCGTAACTTGCTGTCTCAACGAGGTTTTGTTGTAGGAGAAAGGCCAGAACATAAAGGGGGCGATAGGGGGATCGCGCGCGGGGTAATCTTCACTACAAAAACGGTGGAGGGGAGATGATACAGGACGCTTTTGTACGCCATAGGGCAAAACAACTTTACTGGCAGGGCTACCCGCCAGCGGAGATAGCACGCCTGATGGGGATTAATCAGAACACAATTTACGCCTGGAAGAAACGCGATGAATGGGATGAAACGCCGCCCGTCCAGCGCGTCAGCCAGTCTATGGATGCCCGCCTCATCCAGCTTACGGACAAGAAAGACAAGACCGGGGGAGACTTCAGGGAAATTGATCTGCTTACCCGGCAACTGAAAAAGCTGTCTGACGGACAACCGGCAGGGGCCGGCACGGGCAAAAAGCCGCGCAGGCGCAAGCTGAAAAATCACTTCACCGAAGAACAGATCGTCGCGCTGCGGGAGAAAATACTTGATTCCCTTTCGTGGCATCAGCGCGGCTGGTATGAACAACGCCACCACCGAAACCGCATGATACTGAAGTCACGCCAGATTGGCGCAACCTGGTACTTTGCACGCGAGGCGCTCCTTGATGCGCTGCGCGATGATGTGAAATACCCGTACCAGCGCAACCAGATATTTCTGTCTGCATCCCGCCGTCAGGCACACCAGTTCAGGGGATTCATTCAGAAGATGGCGGAAGAGGTGGACGTTGAGCTTAAAGGCGGTGACAAAATCGTACTGAGTAACGGCGCAGAGCTGCATTTTCTCGGCACATCTGCGGCGACGGCGCAGTCATATACGGGCAACCTTAAGTTTGACGAATTTTTCTGGGTCAGCAACTTCACCAACCTGCGAAAGGTTGCAGGTGCGATGGCTACGCTGAAGGGGCTGACGCGTACCTACTTTTCCACGCCGTCAGGCGAGACCCATGAGGCTTACCCGTTCTGGACGGGCGATCGCTGGAATGAAAAACGCCCGAAGGCACAGCGCAAAGCGTTTGATGTGGGCTGGAAGACGCTGAACAGCGGGCTGTTATGCCCGGATAAAACCTGGCGTCAGATTGTCACTCTGAAGGACGCGATAGACCACGGCTGGGAGTACACCGATCTTGAAGAAATTCAGGATGAAAACAGTGAGGATGAATTCCGCAACCTGTACATGTGCGAATTCGTTCGCGATGGTGAGTCCGCCTTCAACCTTAACGCCCTGATTGGCTGCGGCGCAGATGGTTACGACGAATGGTCGGACTGGAAGCCTTTTGCGTCCAGGCCGATGGGTAATCGCCCGGTCTGGATCGGCTATGACGCCAACGGCAGCAGCGGCAACGGTGACAGCGGCGCGATTTGCGTTGTGGTGCCGCCACTGGTGCCAGGCGGTAAATTCCGCACGGTGGAAACGGAACAGGTGCGCGGCCTTGAGTTTGAAGAGCAGGCGAAAGTTATCGAAAACTTTACCTTCAAATACAACGTGCAGCATGTTGGCATCGACGTGACGGGCGGTAACGGTGAGGCCGTTTACCAGATAGTGAAGAAGTTTTTCCCGATTGCGATGCCTTACACCATGTCAATGACGTCAAAGCGTGCCCTAGTGCTGAAAATGCTACAGCTGATCCGCGCTGGTCGCTGGGAATATGACCGCAGCGAGCGCGCCCTGATCAACGCCTTTAACTCTGTTCGTAAGGTAAAGACGCCTGGCGGATTCATCACCTATGACACTGACCGCTCGCGCGGCGTCAGCCACGGTGATTTAGCCTGGGCGAATATGCTCGCCATTATTAACGAACCGCTGGGCCAGGAGAGTGGCAGCGGCGGGTTTGCTATGGAGTTCTGATGAAGAAGCGCACCTGTAAAAACAATCCCACTGCCAGCAGAGGCAGTGCCGGACAGCCTGATATCTCTGACGCGCTCAGAAGCGATCCGGCGCTCAGCGCCTTCACATTTGACGGGCCATATTCAGTAACAGACGGCTATGATCTGCTGGACAGCATGTGCTGCGTCGATAATGGCCGGTACTATGAAACGCCAATAGACTGGAAAGGGTTAACCCGTGCGTTCGCACAATCTCCGCTGCATCAGTCGGCGCTTTACTTCAAGCGCAATGTGCTGACCGGGTGCTATATCCCTCACCCCTTACTGTCACGTCAGGCCTTCTCTGCATTTGCACTGGACTGGTTTGTCTTCGGCAATGCCTATCTTGAGCGCCGGTCTAATCGCCTGGGAGAGCCACTAAAACTTAAGCATGTTCCGGCGCTGAACACGCGAAGGGGTAGCGACCTTGATACCTACTGGTTTATCCGGCAGTGGAAAGATGAATACGAGTTTAAGCCTGGTCAGGTCTGCCACATCATGAACCCGGACATTCATCAGGAAATCTACGGTATGCCGGAATACATGGGGGCGCTTCTGTCCGCCAGCCTGTCACATTCCGCTGATAAGTTCCGCAAACTCTATTACGACAACGGCTCCCATGCCGGATGTATTCTCTATGTCGGTTCGGAGAAGGTGGATCAGGAAAGCATAAAGGTGGTGCAAAAGACGCTGTCACAGGCCAGAGGGAAAGGCTCCTTCAAAAACGTGCTGATCCACGCGCCGGGCGGCGGCAAAGACGGCGTGCAGCTGTTGCCGTTCAGCCAGATATCGGCAAAGGATGAGTTTCTTAACATCAAATCAGCCACGCGCAACGATTTGCGCGACGCTCACCGCATCCCGCCGCAGCTGATGGGCGCAATGCCCGAAGGCAACGGCTCGCTTGGTGATGTTGAGAAGGCCGCGCGCGTCTTCGCCATCAACGAAATGTTACCCGTGATGGAAGCAATGAAGGGCGTCAATGATTGGCTCGGCCAGGAAGTGATCCGCTTTAATCCCTACGCTCTGCTCAAAGACGAGTAAGCCGCTCCACCCGCCGCACATCCTGCGGCGGTTCTCCTTCAGTAATTTTCAATCCCAGCATGACCGGCCACCACCTGGGCACCACTTGGCACGACCTTAAATGCCCCTCACTCAGAGCGCATGAGCGCCATTCTGGCGGGCGCAAATTGCAATCGACCCCACACGCACCCAGAAGCAAGAAAAGGCGCCGAGAAGGGGAGATAGGCCGAAGAATGCCAACTAAAGTCATCACCTCCCGACCCTCCGTCGCGTGGGCTGTTCCCCCGTCACCTGCGCGCGACATTTGCTTCGTTTTTTGTGCATTTGCCGATCCTGAGCCAGACCGCGCCGCCACAGGGCGGGAAGGGGATAAACAGCATCAAAAAAATTGTGCAAATTTGTGCACTGTTGTGCAGCCGTGCTCCCATAAAAAAAATCCCGCCAAAGCGGGATTTCTTCACAACCAAATTAAGCGGTTTTCATTCGGTATGCAGACAGAGAAACAACATTTTCATTAGCGATCTCCGGGGCAAAATCTAATGTATTATCGTTTGCCAACTCCGCTAACATAGCTGGAGTAATACACAAACGCCTGGCTAGTGACTCAACATCAACTGACAGATCTGTTAAGAGAAACTTCATAGCCTTATGAAATAGCTCTGGCTTTTCATTAGGAATCAAATAATCCTCTTTTTCATCAATGGCTTCCCCCTTGCGCTTTAAACCGAAGAATGCCGTTTTATATTGGGCATCGGTTAAGAGAGAAAGCTGATGTGCTCTATAGATTGTTGCTGCCTTACTCACTTTCCACGTCAGTTTAAACTGACTTAGTCCCTGCCAGTCGATACGACCGCCAATTGGGCGAGGGAAATATTTTGCCATCGCCGATCGGGGTAAAAGCAATGCCGATGCAAAACGGTTAGCCTGAGATTCAGTTACCCGATCCCCCGTTGAAATACCTTCATGCAAAATCAAATGTGCAACTTCGTGAGCAATATCAAAACGCTGACGGCATGGCGATTTTTTAGCCGTATTTCTTACAATGAATGGCCTACTTAAAGGGACAGAAAGCGCATCCACATCATCAGAGACAGAATCGAAAGAAGTAACAAACGCTCCCAGCTTTTCAGCAAGACGAGTCATATTGTCGATCGGCCCAAAACCTAAGCCCCAATCAGCCCGGCATTTCTCAGCGGCTTTTTCTATGTCTTCTTGAGTGTTTACTCTCAGTTCAGGAAATCTTACTGGCGGTAAATTCAAGTACTCATCAAAAACTTCAATGAGACGGCGATACAATTCAGCTTTAGCGAGCGTAGCCAACTTAGTAGCCATACGTGTTGAACTACGCTTGCGGAAGTGAACGATCTCTTCATTCACTGGAGACTGCTCTTGAACTGCGAAAAATTCAGGCGTGACCAGCAATACGGCAGCTAATTTATTCGCAAGCTCAGGAGTAGGCACAGCCGAGCCAGATTCCAGCCGCTGAATGTACTGGCGGGTCTTATCGACCCGCTCAGCTACGTGCTCCAGTGATAACTCGTGATACAGACGAGCCAATCGCAAATTAGAACCGTTAAACACTTTTCACCTACTATTATTCGTTATCGCTTTTCTTTTCCTTTTCAGGAACAGAGGCGCTGATATCATCAAGCTCAATCTTGACAGGTGCTGGCGGTGTATCATCTGTAGAATGCAGCACAGTTATCCTCTCCTCGCCATATGTCCACAAAGAAAGCACCTCTTCCAGAGCATTATAACCTGCAAAATGTACACGCCCACCCTCACCTTCAAACTCTGGCTTTTCGACAACGAAACGCCAAATCGTAGGCACAGTATCTTCTGATGCAAAAAGCTGATCCACGCTGTTCCTACGGAAGAAGTTGGCTCTTTGAGGATTGGTTGGATCATCCGTAAACGAACGGATAGGAACTCCGCCAATGGTTATCGTATAGTCATTGTTAGGATTAATTAGCCCGAGCCAACTATGTTTTTTTGACAAACATAACCTTTTAATACGATTCTTCTGCCGGGCAAACGTGCAAGTAGCACGAGAGTAATTGTCATCATCTTGTGAAGACAAGAGATCATGGGTATCTTCCTGCACTTTAAGAAGTATCTCAGCAATGACAGATAAGCGCTCTGCTGTTAACTGCGGATGAAACGTCCAAGGTAATGGGTAATTTTGCATCGGGTCACTTTCCTTTCAGTGCAAAAATCGGAATTTGTCAACCTTGATAATGGTGCAGAATTTTTATTTTGTCAACTAACCACTGTTATTTTTTACAGCCACTCTCCAACGACTGAGAAGCTCGTCAGATTTTTTCTTAACTGCCATTTTTTCAGATGCCAATTTATCTAACCCAGACGCTGCGCGGTTGCCGGATACCAGCCGCCCGCCCTGCACGGTTATGACAAGTTCACCGCACACCACTGACGCACCGGCCATCAGCGATCTGACCATTCCTGCGCTGGCATCAATCCCACGCAGCGCCAGCAGTTCACTGATCTGCTGCTCTTTGACGGATAGCCCGGCTCCGTTTTCCCGTTCCTGTCGCCGCTTTTTACGCTTACTTCGCACATCATCACTAAGCCGATGCGCTAGTTCTCGCTTTTCCTGCCGTGAAAGCGCATCAAAATTCACCGTCTCGTCCACTTCGTGACCGGCATGTTCATGACCGTCTGCACCTGTCGCGGGATCCCGCGTACAGTTATTGACAGAACTCCGAGGGGCGGCGGGGCCGCCTGAAAAAACAACGTCAACGGCCACACCCTCAGCGTCCTGGTGCTTAGGCACGATTTTGTATTGAGCGATGCGGGTGAAGATCAAAGAGTCTCTCCCCGTAATCGGGCAGTAGACACCGGTTATTCGCTGCACGTCATCGCCGTAGGCGTTCCCGTTTTCAGTGACGTCATATTTAAGACGCACGCGCAGATTTTTACGCTCAACCAGTGGGCCACCCTGGGCGCTGACGTAGTTGTCCCATTCGCCCGCATCGGCTGCACGGCGTGCAGTTTCCAGTTCGGGATGTAAAACCAGTTCACGATCACCCAGGCGCCGTAACTCACGGTAAACCGTAACGGGTGCACCGCCGATTTGCTGAAACTGCCGGATAGACCAGCGGGAAGCCCACGCGCTCACACGGCGCGACATCTCTTTCAGGTCTTCCCCGGTTTCATCGTCTTTCTCGCCGTCAAGTGCGTAACCGTCGATATTTTTAGAGATGTATTTCGCTATGTAGCCGGTTGCGCTGCCTTGCTCTTCCTCTATTGGCACGACTTTGAAACGATTTTCCTGTGCGCCTGGCTCATCACCATCCACTTCCAGTGCATAGCGATGAAAAATGCGGCGGGCCTCTTCGGTGTGTTCTGGCGGCATAAACAGCAGCAGGTGCCAGTGTGGGGTTGCGTCGTGGTGCGGCTCCACCACACGAAAGCCAAAAACGCGTATCCCGGCCCGTTTCCACGCGGCGCGGGTTTTGGCCCATACATTGCACAAATAACGCTGCGTTTCACGCGGTGACGCGCCACAGTATTTATTATTGCGACGCCCGTTATGCTGCATAGCGTGATAGCCCGAAGGCGCAGTCAGCGTATAGAAATCACCCGAAAGGCCGTCACGTTTTGCCAGTTCCTCAAAGCCGCGCATTCTGGTCATCAGTTCGCGGCGACGGTTAGCCGGATTGGCAACGCTGGCAGCCACCTTATCGATCAGGGGCGACCGTTCGCCGGTGTCCTGGTCTTCAAGCTCCATCGATTTCAGATATTCACGGTTAGCCTTTTTCTGGGCCAGCCATTCCGTAAGGCACGGGGCGCTACTGTAGGGAGAGGATTTCTTCTGGACGTAGCCTGCTGCAATCATCAGGTGTTCACGCCAGCGGGCGTGGATACGGCGCAGGCGGTTAAGCCACCACGTCGGTGACTCAAGACGCAGCACACACCGCAGGGCGTCTTCGGGTTCCAGTGTCTGGTTACTGTAGGCGCTCCAGCCAGGGATCGACGTATTGAGCACAAGCGCGAGCGAAGCAATACGGCCATAGCCGGATACTGACGCAAAAGCCGCATCACCGGTGCAGGCCAGTTGATAATCGGATTCGCGTATAAACTCGCTTGTCAGTATGTCAGCAAGCATATGAGCCAGTCTTTTCAGCTCCCGCTTACCCGCCCACAACATGCGCTGTAGGCGGTCGTGGACGGGCAAGAGTGCGTCAGGCATGACATTTGCTGGCCGGTATGTGTCATTTACCGCATCAATACGCGCCAGTACATGACGTTCAAAGGTATTGATCAGCCAGTTATCGGCGGCCCTTCGGTCTGTTGCATCCAGTGCTTCCAGCTTTCTGGCGTAGTAGCGGCGAATACAGCCCGGCAACGCAGCCAGGCGACGGCGCACAAATCCGGCCCGGTCCGGTTTTTCAGGAAATGAGATTAAATCGGCAATATCGATATGTCTGCGCGTACCGTCAGGTCGCAGATAGCTGAAGCCTTTGAAGGGTTCATGCGAAACGTCATCGGGGACGCGCCGGGGTTTATTCCATGAATAAGCAAAACGGGTAGTCTCAGGCTGGCTACCCCCAAAAGGTGACGGCGGTAACGGGGCTGTGCGGCCACGGTTTTCTGTGGTCACTGCGTACTTTCCAGATATGCAGCCATGAAGGCTTCCACGACCGGCGCAACGATGGCATTTCCGTAGGCACGCAACTGGCCCACACGTCCGGCAGACCCATTAACCAGCGGCTTAAGTCCGGGTTTAACTGGCCTCCACTTTCCATCATGGCAATAGAGCCAGTCAGCATCTCGCCAGAAACCGTCAGCCAGGGTCGCGTGCGCAAGCCCCATCGTTTTCGCTTCGTGGAGCGCCGCAAGCGCACCACGCTGATATTCGGTCAGATTGTCAGGGGTTTTATCAGCCATCAGAAACCCCCGGCCGGATCGAGGCCACACCACACCGGTTTATTTGTGACTGAGGAAAAAACCTCAGCATACGTTGCATCGCCCATAACGGCCCCGCAGTCAGGGCAGCCACCGCCATAGCGCCCACAGCCCGGACAGACCGGCAGAACGCCAATCACTTCGCTGGCCTTTGGCCTGTCGCCATTACTACTTACTGAGCGCTGTACGCTGATTTTGTGTAGCCGGAAAGGTTTATAAATTTCGCGGGTTTCGGCGGTATCGCTGTTGGATATGACAACCTTTGCACCATGCTGGCGGTTGGCATCTATCAGGCCATTTACCAACTGGCGATGATGGTCAGCAGTGAACGGCTCCGCGTGATACTGTGTAAAACAGGCTGACTTACTGGCTGGCAGATAAGGGGGATCACAATAAACAACCACGTTGTTACCCGTGATGACCTGCAATGAACGCTGGAAAGAAGCACATAGAAATAAGGTTTTAGTATCTTTGGCCTTTTCAGAGAAAAGACGTATTTCATTTGCAGGAAAGTAGACTCTTTCATACTTTCCGTAAGGCACATTAAATCCGCCACTCGGGTTATAACGTACTACGCCGTTATAACAGTGACGCGTGAGATAGAAAAACTGCACTGCGCGAAAAATGAGCCTGATATCGCGCCCATACCTGACGGCTTTCGACGCGAAAAAAGGTTTATTAAAGTCCTCACGAATTTTGTAATAACTTTCTTTATCATTGCAGTTATTAAAAAGTTGTTCTGCAAGTCCGGTTACTAAATCAGAACTGTGCAGAACACATCGATAGAGATTTATCAGGTCAGGATTAATATCAGCCAGTACATAACGACGGTAATCAGTAGCCAGAAAAACCGATGCCCCTCCGACAAACGGCTCAAAAAGGCAGTCACCCACAGGCAGAGACTTGAGTAGTTCCGGCATAACGCGACTTTTGCCGCCGGGCCATTTCAGGAAAGGTTTAATCATTTTACTTTCTCCAAGGTGCGGGAAGCCCGGCGCGGTTATGCGCCTGACTAGAGGAAAATTATTTAAGGGTTAATTAACTGCGCTATTCGGCTGAGATGGGGATGATTTGCGCTGCGCCTTAATCTCCAGATAACGCTGAAACTCATGTCGAGGGGCAGCATGATCGGGGAACTCCCATGGCAATGCTGCGGCCAGTTCGGCAAGGCATTTAATACCCAGCATTAAAGACTGACGCTCTGCTTCACTCAGTTCATCAAAATCCGCTCTCAGGCGATCACCGGAAAGATGTGGCAATCCCTGAAATCTGGCGGTAGCTCGATTAGCCAGAATAAAGATTATCCAGCGGTGGTCTTCACCCAACCGGTCATAACGACTGGCTGTATCGCGAACACGGGAGTCTCTCAGTCCTGACTTAAGACGGGCATACAGCTCAAGAAACTTCTGACGCCCGGAGGCCGGCTTTTCTTTTCCAGTACACATAAATCTCTCCCCATGACTGCACTTATCAGGCGCACCACTCGCAAGTAATGCCCCGGATAAGTGCCGGGTTTTAGCCATGCCCGGCGCATGGTTTTGTGGTAATTTCGTTATGCCGCCTTCCGACAAGAAGCGCGCGGCATAACAACTACCCCACAAGGAGTAACGAATGTCCGATATGGATAAATTTCATGTACCCAGAAAACCCGCCCCGTCCCGTGAAAAAAACCAGGATGAGCACGACGATGAAGAGGACTGAATAACCATGAATAATCAACCAACTGAACGCGAAGCAATGCATGGTCTTGTGTTTCGGGTCTGGAACAGCTTCTGGCTTGAACGAATTGCCGAGATATTCAATCGGCGAATTGACACAATCATTAATGCCCTGATGCTTATCCTTGGCGCCTCGGTATTCGTGCACACCCATCTCAGTTGGATATTCGGCGGCGTTATTGCTGTTCTTAGCGGTTGCCGAATTGCATGGAATTTCGCTGAAAGGGCTGAAGCTGCAAAGCAGCAGGTTCGACGCTATGCGATTTTGCTTGGCGATATTCATAGGCTTGGCTCTGATGAAATATCCGCAAGACTCTCCATGATTGAAGAGTTTGACAGTATTGTTATGGAATGCATGGATAATCCCGCCAGAAGCAAAGCAAGTATCTCTATGGGAATAAAGCATCGTGAATCCCTCAGCCTCTCGGAAAAATTTATATCACTAATTACAGTCGGTATTCCGAAGTAACTATTTGTGGGTTAATGCATTCATCTTTAACCCACGCCATCCTGATAAATCGGGCTGGGAACCTCTCCATTCATTACTGAATTGACGAACGGTCGTAGCCCGACAAGCGCTTTGTCATCACTGGCGCAGAAGGCCGCACCATATAAGTGTTGAACGCCACTTGCCAGCACACCGAAATGAGACTCGCGTCCTTGGGGATTGTTTTCAGTGTTGAAGTAATAATCTTGCAGCATTTTATTTATCTGGTCGGCGTAAAGACGATTCATTATCTTCCCCTAAGTTTTAATCTTTTACTTATGCGTTTGCGTCTGAAATGGTCTTTGATAACTTCATGAACTGAAGTCATAAAGATATTGGCAAAGGCCACTAACCAGAGAATCAAAAGCAAACTATCGCTCAGTGATGAGCCTGCCATTATTTGAAATCCTTTCAACTGTCGCGATTACATCAATCATTGAAAAGTCCATGCCTAAATAACTCACATCATTTTCGTGATGTCGGTAAAGGTAAAAAACTTTTTTCCCATTACCTCTTTTTGATACACGAATAGTGAAGCCATACCGCGAGTAGTGATGGTTATTTACTTTAACCAGCCCCCGAATTGTTCCAGCAAAAAATCCATGTCTAAAGTAGCGCTTTTTCATAGCTGCGTTTCCCTATGTCCGGCCATGAGATAGTGCCGCTCTGCTATTGCGTCTTAAAATATTGTGTTCCTTACCTGTTGCGCGTCGGTAAGTCGATTTATCGCGCATGAGGCGATCAATCCAATGCTTTTCCTCAGGAGTAATCAGTGCCCGGCAATGCGCAACGGAATCCCAGTATTCTTGCAACATGATGAAGCGTTTAGGGCGCTTTGAACCCGGCATACCTTCGCGATGAACAGGAATTTGCGCGCGATCCATTAAGTTGCGAACACTCTTCAATGTTCGGCCCGTTAAATAAGCGAACTCTGCTGGTGTGACGAAAATCTGTTTTTGCAGTTCTTCGGTGTTCATATCCCGAATGCTATCAGCCTGCGCAGTTGTCATCTTGCACGTGCGGGCAACGCGGGCATTGTCTAACGGGAATTGGCGTAAATGTTGAGATCCCGCCGTTAAATCAATTTCTCGTAATTGTGTCATTTGTTAGACTCCATATGTTGAGGTCATTTGAGGCTTAATGAGCACTTATCGGCTTCTGGTGGCACAGTGGGCAAATGTTGCCTATGTGCTTAATTTCTATGATTGTGATGAGATATTATCATTATGTCAATGACGCAAGGTGAAAAACTGGCGCTTATTCGCGACTCTGAACGTTTAACTAAAAGGCAAATATCTGAATTAACAGGATTAAATTATTCAAGTTATGGGGGGTATGAGCGGGATAGGACGAAAATGACGCTTGAAGCAGCTGTGAGTATCTTTGGACACCCCCGTTTTCATAAGTATCAAGACTGGTTTATGTATGACCGGATCGACCCAACCCGGGGCCAGATCGCACCGGCTCTCGCACACTATGGGCAAGAAACAACGCAATCAGACCCCTCCGGGAAACAGACTGGTTAACTATATATAAACATTACATTTTCACTATTTGTTACCAAGATAGTGAACTGACGATCGGAGGGTCTTCTTATGTCTGTTAAGAAACTCGAAGATGGTCGCTATGAAGTGGATGTAAGGCCGCGCGGGCGCGATGGAAAGCGCATTCGGCGGAAGTTTGACAGAAAGGCAGAAGCGCACGCATTTGAGCGCAGTATCATTGCCAAATTTCAGAATCATGACTATCTGAATAAACCGGCTGATAAACGAAAGCTAAGCGAATTTATTGCGCTTTGGTGGCAGTTGATTGGACGAAATAAAAACTATGCGAACCGCAGACTAAGCGCGGTTAATTGTATCTGTCAGGATATGGGCGATCCTATGCTTTACCAGCTTGATGCACGATGCATTATTGATTACCGGGCATACCGACTGGAGCAGGGGATTAAGGCTTCAACGATAAATCATGACCTTTTTGCCTTGAGTGGGATTTTCAAGTCAATGGTGGAGATAGACGAGTTCCACGGGGAAAACCCCGTGACATCGGTTGCAGCCCTGAAAGAACCCAAAACAGAAATGTCATACCTGACTCAGACCGAAGTTGATCGGCTTTTGTCACTATGTTCTGGGGATTACTACCGTATTGCGATTTTGCTGCTGGCTACCGGTGCAAGGTGGGGGGAGGCATACAATCTGAAAGCTGAAAATATTGTCGGTAATAGAGTGATGTTTACCCTGACAAAGAACGGTGAAAGGCGCGTTGTTCCGATATCGGATGATATCGCCAGGATTATTAAACACAAGGAATCAGGGCGACTTTTCCGGGTGAGTTACAAGACGTTCCGCTTGAGGATGAAAAAAGCAAAACCCAACTTGCCAGATGGACAGGCGGCACATGCTTTGCGGCACACGTTCGCAACGCACTTCATGATGAAGGGGGGCAACATCATTGCCTTACAGCGAATCTTGGGCCATGCGGATATTTCTCAAACGATGGTTTATGCACACTTCGCACCAGATTATTTACTGGACGCTGTGAGCTACAATCCTCTCAGCGGAATGTCCACATTGTGTCCACACTCTGGAGGCAAAGCGGGGGATTTGCGGGTTAGTTAAGTCTGTAAGATACTGATTCGGCGCAGTACCTTACGGGTCTGCGCCTGTCAGAAACCCACCCTCAAGGGGAAGGTCAAATCCTGAATGGCCAGATAAGGAAGTTTATTCACCGGTGGTGTACCCGGCTTGCTGGCGTTGACATGACTCAGGACGCCACAAGAAGAAAGCCCCGCGTAACCTGCACTGTCCAACTTTTGCGGCAGTCCAGATAAGCAGGGCTTTTTTTGACTTTCATCCGGCTTAAAGGCGTGCAAGCCCGCTGATGAAAAGGGGTGACGAAATGACGGCCAGCCCTGCGCTTACTGCCGAGGCTTCATCCTGTTCGATCATGCCTGTCGCTCAAGATATACACAGTTCCGTGCTTCGCCAGATAAGCGGGACTGATTTACCTGCTATCCGCGTTAACGGGATCGACATTTCGCTGTTCCCTGCTGTGCAACGGTTTTCGCCAGGCATGCTAAACCCTTTGCAGGCGCGCAGGATGAGTCAATTACCCTTTGGGTCTGGTAAAGAAGACCAGCGTCCCGATAATGATGTCGCCAATAACCCAAAGGGTGCCGATCGCCATTAAACCTAAACCTGCTCCAAGCGCAGCACCGGCTTTTTCCGCATCGGAAGCCGCGTTATTGATAACGTCGCCACTTCCACCTAATCCTGCGAACAGGCAGTACACCATAAGAATGTTAAACAGAATGAAAGTCCACTTAACCATTTTGCCAAAAAAAGAGCGACGCGGCTTTCTGAGCTGCCTGGCACATGATGGACAACGTAATGCTGAATCACTCACTTCCTTATGACATTCTGGACAGTTGACTAAGGCCAT